GGTAGACCCTGTACCATCGTAGACCAAACTGTGAATAATCCAACTTGTGTTTGCAGCAACTCCGCTGTCTCCTGTAGCACCATTCATGCCTACAATAAAGTTACCAGTGCCACCTTTGATCAGCAAGTCGCTTTCATCGGTAACTGTTAATGTCTGTGTACCCGAAGTTGTGCTCTGTTTGGCTAATATAAACACAGTATATCCTGCTTTGCTGGCCAGTGTTGTAAATGGGTTAACTGTTAGGCTGTCTGTACCATCAAATTCTACATAGCCATAACCGTTGAGCGTGTCACTGCTTTCGTATGTTGGTTTAGCACTGCCACCATCTGGATTGGCATTGTGTTCATTACCAGACTTGTCATTCCATTGTGTGATCTGACCTTCGTCTGTGGCACTGGGAACGAGCGTACTGGTATCTGCTGCATCATACCAAGCTTGAAATTCCAACAGTGTTGTACTGTCAACGCCTTCGTCAATTGTGGTGGGATTGTCAATTAATGTCGCAGTGACCCACGGTCTGCCCAACAGTAGACCTTGCGGATGTGTATTAGGTGTGCTGACATTACCAATATATTTGGCAGGCAGTGTGTCAACATCGTAGGTATTGCGTACTCTGTAAGCAGGAATATCTGTATCTGCTGCAGGGCCACCTCTGCGTTTAAGTTGCTGTATGTCTAATCTACGTTCCTGTCGAACCTGTAAGTTACCTGTCTGTATGGTGTGAAAGAAAAACACTGAATTAGCAGTATAACCAACATCTGCCAGTGTACTGGATCCTAAATCTCCACTGTCCACAGCGTTGTTGGCCAACAGTATTAAGTTACCGTAGTAACTGCTGTCCAATGTTTCGTCTGAAATAGCCGCAGTTCTAACTTCTGCCAATGTATTAGCAGTGTCTAACGTTAGGTTACCGTATAGTCCGGTTAAGCCTTTATATACAACACCGATTGCTGCCATTAATCACAGGCTCCATATCCAGGATACTGACTGACACTGTCTGACCGTATGTCTGCGGGATTTTTGCTGTAATGCATGTCGTTGCCTGCAGGAAAACTGGCACTGACTGGAAATACTTCTTCAGCAGGTGTGGTACTGGCCTGTGTAATACCTGCCAGTTTTGCCAGTTGATCAATTTCTTGATCTTGTTGGTCCATGTCAACAACTTGAACTACAGGTTGCTCCTGCTCAGTTTCTGGTTGTGCTAAATCAATTATGTCAGCAACTGCTCTAAGTATTTCTGCTACTTTCATTTTGTACCTTTACAATATTTACCAAGTGCTGAGGTTGGCTCGCTTCCAAGTATCTGTGGCCACGCAGACATAGATGTAATCACTGTCCCAAGCAATAGTTCCTGCAGTGCCTGTGCTGTTATTTGCTGCTGGTGCACTGTTGGCTGCAACCACAAATGCACCTTTGTTAACTGTGAATCCTGACTCACTGTGTGTTGTTACTACATTTGCCTGTGCAACATTACCTACAAAAGTTTTTACTAAACCATTGGTGCTGCCTAAGATCAAGTTACCCACATTACCTGTGCTTGGACCTGAAGCATCGTTTCCTACTATATACAGGTAACCATCATTTTTAGTCGATGTGGCGCCAAAGAATGCAGGATCGTTGTAATTACTGCCATCAATACCCATATTAATGTAGTAAGTGCTATCTGAACCATTGTCGGCAGTGGCTACATAATCTGAACTAGCAGTTGTACCGGTGCTTAAATTCTGTATAGACTGCTGCAAGTAACTGTCTACGTTACCTGTGATTTGTAGGAAAACATTTGACAGTGCTTGTGCGACGTTGACATCCTGTCTAATTTCTAAATTACCAACCAATACAGTCGTGTTAGTGTCATAAAATTTAGCAACCTGTACACCGTCGTGGTTGATGCCTATTACTGTATCGCCGTTTTCGTTGTAATGCAGTAGACCTGAGATACCCGATACACCTGTTTCAAATAAGTAGCCAAGTTGATTTGTGGTATTCACATAAAAACTGTTGTTTGCGTAGTAACTGTTGGAAACAACATTTCCTACGTTAGAAACTAAAGTTATTGTACTGCCTGTTATTGTAGTATCAGTAACCGTCAAATTTCCAATTCGACTACCACCACTTAAGCTATCGATTATGTAACCTCCAGCAGTTACGCCATCGTGTACTCGTAGGTTCCAATTAGTAGTGTCAATGGTTATTTCACCGTTAGCACCTGTATATGTGTTGTTTACTGTGACGTTGCCGCGTTTCCACTGAACAATTTTACTCATTATATGTTCCCAAAATTAAATGTTGCGCTGGTAACACCATCACCAACTGCACCCAAGTCTAAGTTTACTGGGGGGTCAATAGGATATGCGGCATTACTTAAAAAAATCTGCCCCGCTGCACCCCAGTTATCATCAACGTAACCTGCGATATTTGCTGATCCGTTATTAACCAATACGTTGTAAGTATAATTTTCCCTATCTAACTGCACTAGGTCGTTGCCGGAAATAGTTACTGTGCATAGTCCTATGTTAGCGTTACTGATTGTTACATTGCTCTGTAGAACCACATTGGCATTGGCATACACATAGTCATCTACCATGTTAAAAGTCAGTGTGTATCCTGTGATATTTACAGGTTTTTGATCTGAATTTAAAACCTTTAGTCTGACAATATTGTCAATATTTTTGTACAAATTAATAGTTCTGGTATACACTACACGGTTCCTTTGCTCAACAGTAGGGTCTATGTCATACTGGACTTCAATAGTATTGTCATAAAGATAACTGTAGATTTGCTGCATTAGTGTATTTAGCGGATTCTCCATAAGTAAGTTCGCACTTATTTTTGAACTATAAATATCACTGTGGAAGAATACTACCAAAAACTACTAGAAGAGTATCCTTTTTTAAGTCTTTTGACCTACGGTGGCAACGAATACATAGGCATAATTCAGAATTGTGACGACAGTATTACTACTATCTACGACTATGGCTTGCTTAAAGGTGAGGAAGAAAAGCGAATATACTTAGAACTAGCAGATACTTGGTGGTGGGAAAGCAATAGAATGATTCCCATAAATCTGTTTATTAAACAGGACTGGGCTCCTTTTAGAGTCTGCTTAAAAACTTTTATCAGCAAAGATGTGAGCATCAAGTACGGGCCTACAGTCAGCCTAAAAGAAAACGCACAAAAGCGTAGCAAACGGCGCAGTATAACTCTAGTTCGTAGAATTACATAGTAAATTCATATTAACCGCAACCAGTGTAGCATAAGCAACTGCATGGCTTTTCTTAAAATAATAACTGTCGTCCTCGGGACGCTGCCACACAGTTTCTGCGACTTCCCGCCAAGTTTTACCAATCAAGTGACGTTTAGCAGGTCTGATCAGACTAATAAACATAGCCATTCTGGGAATAGTGTTTACTGCTTCGGGCATTTTAATCAGCGTATCGTAATGGTTGCCCACGTGAATTAACTGCTCACAGAATTCTCGTTCATACAGTTTTGCCCAGTCTGGTTCCTGTTGCATTAACGCAATCAAGTGCTGTTCGCTTTCGACCTGACTGTATAAGTTTACATTAAGAAAATCTAGTTTGAAATACCCCAAGTCTTCTGCCTGTTCATAGTCTATGCTGGCATAGCCTGTAAATGGATCTTGAGGTATTTCTGTAAAGTATACACCTGTGTTGTGTTTTGATAGTGTGTCATCTCTGATAATGCTGGCACTGGTATGTGGCAGTATATTCAATATTTTTGTTCTATCTGCAAAGTCTATGTCAATGTCTGATTGAAATTTCATGATAAATGTGCAATTGCTCGTTTTAATCTTTCAACATCATCGTTAAAATTGCCTAGTCCCATGTTGCATTTGTGACAGAGCCAACCTCTAAACTGTTCTGTTGAATGGTCATGGTCTGCACACCAAATACCTTTTCTATTAGAATTACTGTTTTGTATTTCAGTGGCTGTTCTGGTACATATAGGACAAATATGGTTTGCAGGTACAGGGGGTGCTGTTTTTTTTATTTTCTTTACTATTGCACTCTGTTGTTTGGCACAATCTTTGCACTCATAACGAAGATATTTTGCGCCACCATCCCGGCCAAAACAATGCACAGGCTTTTCAACTTTGCAAATACTACAGATTTTGGTTTCTTCTACATCTAGTCCGTCAAAAAGTTCTACAATCATAAGCCCGCCTTTGCTAGTATATCTTTGATCCATTCTGTGTCTGCCACATAGTCCGAGAATCTGCGTTGCCAAAAGTCTGGATCAATGTAGGGCATGATCATTCCAATTTGTTCTTCGTTGAGAGTTTCGAGGAAACTAACTCCACTACTGCAATTAAACACAATCCAAGCAGTAACACGACCATCACAAATATGACGAACCACACGATTACTATTAGCCAGTCTAAAGTAGTCATTAAAACGTCCTTGTAATTTTTCGTCCGAGTCTGCCAAAGCCTGCATTTCTTTTAAGCCACGTTCCAGTGCATCTTTGACATTTTCTTTTTTAATATACTCTGACATCCATTCTACATACAGTGTTTCTTTTGTCCAGTGATCAATCTTTTTGTTGTTTTTTAGAAGCCAATCAGTAAAGCTGGCAGTGTTAATGCAACGTATTGCCACCAAATGTCTTCCGAATTTAACAAAAGCCATATAATAAGGACTGCCAACAAAATCTTCATAAGTTTTAAGTTTTGCACTGCCTTGAGTAAGTTCATAAAATCTTAAATAGGCTTTAAAGCCTATCTGCACTCCTTGTTCATTCTGTTGTTGATACCTGCGCTTAGGTTCACACAGATGTGCAGCCAGTGTGCTTTCTTTGCTATAACTTTTGTTACAGTATCTGCAGGTAAAAGTCATTCCAATAACCTATACACTTGAATATATTCTGTCAGAAATTCATTTATTTTATCATGGTGACCAGGTGCTCTATGTTTCATGTTGTCAGGACAGTACCCGTATATATTATTATAATTGCCTTCTTGAACAGGCACTCCTTGACTGTGTTGCCATTGAATAGCACTCCATAAAAATCCCATTACAAAATTAGTTTTGGTTTTAAATAATCTTAATCTTGGACTCTTTTTTATCTCTAAATAATCTGTATCTGCTTGTTGATAAATTAACACCTGATGTCCTCTTGAATTAAGGCTTTCTATAAGACTTAATAATCGATACATCAGATCTTCAGTTCTGTCTGTTATACTATTAATTTCTTCTTTTAGTTTAAGATTTACAAAATTATCAGTGTCTTTTTTGGTCCAATGAAAATCCCAATCAGTCTGATACATTTGATTTTGTGGGTTAGTCCAACGGCCTTCAAAACTACCAGGATCATCACAGCGTAAAATAGGTGCTTCATTTCTGCTTATAAATGTCGTCCCCAATATATACAAATTTTTACGTTTAGAAAAATAACTGTGTTTCAAAGTTGTTCTAATAATCCTGCTGTTACTACAACCGCTTTGTGAGATGCTTTCACTGTGATCTAGTTTTAATTTTTTTGCTAAATCGATGTGTCCGCCGCCGGCGGCGTAAACATCCATATAACTGCAGCCATTTACAACCAAACCTTCAATCACCCTAATTCTCGTTTAATATCTTGATCAGTCCAGCCAGACTCTCGTGCCAACTGTTTTAGTTCTTTAGTATCATTGATACTGGCCAACAATTCTATTTCATCCTGTTTTCGTTCTGGATATAATTTCTGCAAGAATTTTACAGCCTTACTGTTACTACCTTCTTTCTTTTTTGCAGACTGCCAGTAGTGTCGCTGTCTACCCATTCCGGGACTAACTGTAGTAGCCAATAACCATTGCAGTTTAGGATGCTTATTCAAATCAAAAAAGTTTACATTTAATCGTTCGTTGGTTGCACGTAGATACCATTCTTGAAAATCTGCTGCACCTTCTACACTGGCACCATAACGTAGCATCAAATAAGTGCTAAACTTCTTTTGCTCTTCTGGTGTGAGTTCGTCATAGAACTGTCTGTTCTTAGTGTCGAACTGTGCCATTTCATTGTTAATACTTAACTTGTCCATTATACTGGGTGCCAAAAAACTTCATCGTTCTTCTGCTTTAGCAGATAGTAATACATTTTAACACGTTCCAGTTCTTCTGCCAAGCCTGGATGTGTCCGAGCCAAAACTATCATTTCTCTGTAGACTTCTAACTGTTCTTGATCTGTGGGCTCATATTTGTAACCAATTAACTCTCTCGCAGTTTCACCTGCGTGTCGGCGGTAAATGGTTTTACCTCCATCTGGAGATTCGTAAATATATGGTCTTTCAGTTAAGTCGCTCATTTATATACTGCATTACATCTGTGCTAATATTGTATCTACCTACGTGACAATCCAAAAATCCTGATACTACGTCGGCATGTAAAGGAATTTCTCCCAAGTTTATTTGTTCAGTTCGCTCGCACTCAAAATTCGAGTCCTGTTGACTGGCAAAAAACAGTTTAGGCTTGTTTACAGTGACTACACATTCGTGTACAAATTTATGATGTATGTGCCCGTAATCTCCCCAACTGTCGTGTGTTAATAACAAGTCGTAGTCCCGAGCAAGATGCTTGATATCCTGATATGCTTGTTCCGCATCAAAACTTAATTGATTGTGTTCCATATCCAAATATGTATCAACGTTTCCAAGAAAATGTGTTTTAACATTGCGTTTCTGCCAAAACTGTTTAACTTCCTGCGCTCTGTCATCCAGTTCACTGTAAGTTAGATATAATATGGTCCATTCGAATTCATGAAACTGTTCAATAAATGGCCAGGCAAAAATAATGCAGTCATCAGGATGGGCCACAACACAGAGTGCTTTAGTTACCATTCAAACCACCACGAATTACCTTCATAATAAACACGAACTCCGTTTTTGTTTTCTGGAACCCATCGAGTAGGTGTAGACCATATAGTGTCATGGACGTTCATCTCAATGTCATTGAATTTTGCTTTCCAAAAAATACAGTATTGGCCATTAGGTACACTTTTTGGAATGTTAAATTCTAATTTAGGAAAATCTTTTGCAAAATCTACAGTTAAAGATTCTGATCGGTATAACTCAGTTAACTTTAAGTCAGTGAACTGAGGTAGCAACGCAAAAAGATTATCAATCCAGTTATTTCTTTTTCTGGATTCAACTGGAAAATTAGTGTTTAAAGCAGAAACAAAATTTTCATTCATGTCAATGCCAGGTTTAAAATTTACAGCATCCGACTCTTTGGTAACAACAGTAAAGATAGGGTGATTTTCATATACTTTAACAAATATTTCCAGTTCCCCCGGAATCAATTTACCGTTGAACTTTTTTGTATGATCTGCTATAGCAAGGACACCTTCCTCAAATATTGCATTACCAAAAGTTTCTGTCACGTAGTAGTCTGCTTGAATATCTGTGTTAAGATAATTGGCATGAACCAGTTCGATGCAGTCTTGAAGATTGCACTTTTCAATAGTTTCTTTAGCAAACTGGTAGCGATTTAAATCTTGTTCAACAGCAATAACTTTTTTTGCTCCGGCCTGTGCTGCCAGCACTGATAAAAAACCAGTACCTGCTCCAATATCACAGACAACTTTATCTTTTACACAGGAATCGATCCAGGCTTTGTATGCTCGGTTTCTTCCCCAATCATTTATCATAGGTAAAAATATACCATCGTCTTTAAACCAATCCATTATAAGTCGTCCCAGTTCATAATAATGTCATAATAAACATTGGCTAAGTATTCCTGGCTTTCTGGTTCTCCGTGATATCCAGGATCTTTGTCTTTGTCCTTTAAGGGATAAAGATAAGTTGCATGAGCAGGTGTCCATTCGCCGTTGGTGATTAGATACTTGTCCGGTACCTGTCTGGGAATAATATTTCTCACAGTATGGACATTCCATAAGTTGTCAGGCAATACAATAAACGGAATGCCTTTAAAGAATGTTTGTACAATTCCGTCCCTTATGATCCACGTATCCATTTGCAGTTTCCAATTGCTGTCATACAAATGATTTACGTACTGTTTCACTGCGTTTTGTGTGTCCCGATCTAGTTTGCGACTACGGTAAGGATGAGGATAATTTTCTGCTAAACTAAAAATAGTTTCACAAATCATGTTGTATGGTTTACCTGCATAGTTTACATTTAGTATGCCATCTTCAGGTCTGTAACCATTACGTATTTCTGTGTTTTGCAAATGTTGTTGTAAGTCACTGTTCCAACCTTTGTTCTCATCCTTGGGTGCTTCGTAAGGTGCTGCGCCAGCAGGTATTTCCATTCTGTCATGGAAAGTGGGAGCAATGATTGCAAAGTTGGGTTTCTGTCTTATAACTTCATCTATTTGTAAACGTATGCCTCCATTACTGCAACCCTGCCGTGCAAGATGCACCAAATCCCAATCTAAACGTTTAGCCAACAGTTCTGCATAACTTGTACCCGGTAGTGTTTCACTAGGTGCGCTAAAACTACAGCCGCATACAATTAATTTTTTTCTTACCATACTTTTGTGTAATTTACTATTTCGCTCTGTCTACTTATGTCCTTTACAAAGTAGACACACAAAGGTTTTTCTTTACCTACTTCTAACGGAACGGCCAGCATCTGTCCTGGCTTTAGTTTAGGAAAGTACCATTTGACATCTTGATAGATATCAACAACTTCTACAGGAAAAAAGTCTGGTCTGAAACTTGTAAGTGGATTAAAAGCAAATGCACTAAACCCTCGGTCGTTTATACTGGTCAAAGGCACAACTTCTAAGTCACCCAAGTCCTTTTCGCCTATTAGCAACTGCCAATCAATTGGCATTTTTATGGTAGCCGTACCTATCTTGAGTACAAGAGCAGGGCTGTTAAAACTTTCTAAAAAGATTAAAGGAATAAAAAAGTAATCAGGATCTTTGGGATCGGAATTATCTAAGACACAAAATCTGATATCATCTACTTCTTCTGGTATATCATTTAATTCGTAACTGGTATTATCTAATGTTAATAGTCTCATATATTATTAATAGTGTTGCACAAAGTATACACTTATATTTGTACAGTGTCAACTCTGCCAGTCTACCTTTTCAACGGCGAATGGGTATTGTGCATCTCTGTAAAATTGTTTTCGTTTAGTGAGGTGTCTTTTGGCAAATTTACAGGTGGAAGTAATGTCCCAGATTTGGACAAAGTCTTTATCCTCTGCTTTTCTAATGCCTCGGCCAATTGACTGGATAACACGGACAAAGCTTTTTCCGGGTTCCACAAGAACCAAATTGAAAATCCTAGGAATGTTAATACCCACAGCGGCCACACCATAAGTCGCAACAATAACCTTATCGGTGCTAGTAGCAATCTCGTCATATTCGTCCTTTCTCGCCTTTGCTTTGGTTGCGCCGCTGACAAAAACGGCGTTGTTGATTTTATTGGCTAGTTCCTTTCCAGGGCCAACCCTGTCAATAAGAACTAAGGTATTGCCCGATTCTGCAATACGGTTTATAAGTTCACTAACATAATCTAGTCTAGTGTCTGTTTCCAGCAAGTATCTCAGTTCTTGTTGATAGTCTTTGTACTCTACATAGTCTGTTAACTGCACAATATTTACGTGACAGTTACTAAGGTGACCTGCTTCCTGAAGTTCGCTGGCACTGAGTTTTCCTACCACAGGACCAATACAACAGTTCAATGCTTGAAAAGCAAAATCTTCTTTTGGAATAGTGCCAGTCAGTCCCCAGCGAATAGGTATGCGAGCAAACACTGTGGTCAGCAGACTTTTTAGTGCATCTGCTTTGGCGCTGTGTGCTTCATCCACCATAACACAGACTACGTCTTCCACAAACTCCTGTATAGTTACATCTGCTTCGTAGTTGCGTGTATTTTTTAACAAAGCGTTTAGGCTTTGCCAAGTACAGATTGTGTGCCGACGTGTGTATTCTTTACGATCGCCAAACAAGACACCAACGTCTAATCCCATGTTGACATAGTCTGCTTCTGTCTGTGTGACCAAACTCTTACTGGGCACAACAACAATAGTTCTACCATACTGCTCCACACTTGCACTTAGCGCCGCGGTCATAATAGTTTTGCCTGCGCCTGTAGCCACTTCCTGTATACACTGTGGATTTTCTAAAAACTTATTGATAATTTCAATTTGGTAGTCACGTAATACAATAGGCTCACCTGCCGCAGGATGTCCTTTAGGCCAAACGATATCTGCAAATGTCGACTCTGTTACTTTGTCAAACTCGAATGTGGTCCTATACTCACGTACATCATCTACTTCAATGTCATATCCTCGGCTTTCAAGTTCGGGCAGGATATCTGGCAGTAAGTTAATGTAGGTCGTGCCACCCAAGTTAAAGTAAGGAACTTTACCATCCCAACGTCCCAACCTTACTGCTGGCAAGTAACGTGCACCAGGTATTTCGTACTTGAACTTGTTTACTAGTGTTTTACGTGTGACTAAGTCTAAACCTTCCAGTTTGACATTGACTTCGTCGCGAATAATTAATCTACATTCCATTATAGTAATTCAATTACCTTTTCTGCGTTTTGTGCCCAACTTTGACGTCTGCTACCAATCAACAAACTGCTATGAGTTACCAACAGTTTAATCCTATTCATCAACTCAGGATCGCGACTTCCGATATTAAGGTAAACAATTTCCTCAGTATCTGTTCGGTCCATTGAAGTAGGATCATAGTAGTACACAGGCAACCTGTTGGTCAACCGTGCGTACTCTAAAACGTGTTTGAACTCTTCTTTGGCGATACCGAATTTTCTGTTTTTAATAAGGTTTACAGTTTCTCGATAGTAGTCAGGTTTGATTTTGTCTGCAAGTTCTTGTTCTACTTCTGTACTTATCGTATAACCGCACACTTGTGCATAATCACACAATCCGACCAAGTTGGTCCAACAGTGACTACCAAGTTGTTGTTCTAAATAATCTATTAATGACTGTTCTGCATTTGTAATAGTGTAGCAAGTATAACGATCCCGGACTAGTTCAATGCGATAGTCGGTTTGTTCTGCCGCCTGAATTTGTTTTTGTAATGCCAACACTTCATCACTGATTTCAAATTGATGCGACTTACCTAAAGCCACAATGTAGTTTACATTAAATTCCGTTAAGGCGCCACACCATACCTTTTGAACAGGATTCCATTTACATTCACCTTGACTTAGTTTAGCCAAGTCTCGTAGTTGTTCAATCAGTGTACCGTCAAAAGGAAAACGCACAATGACTGAGTCATCTTCGATATAAATCCTGCGACTTCTATCTACTTGTCTAATACCTAACCTAAAGTTATCTAATACTTCAGGAATGTACACAGGGTCGGGCAAGTTACCTAACTGTTTACGATACTTGGTCACAATTTTGACTGCAAGAGCAGCCTGTTTGTCTGTGTAAGGCTTTTGACTGAGTGCAGTCTGCTCACCCATGCTGGATAAAATTTGCACATCGTATCTGGCAAGACTTAAAGGACTCTGTTGATTTTGGAACAGACCTAACAGTTTGCCGCCACGGGTGCGCCAACCAGAAATAAATTCGATGTAGTCTTCTACGTAAAGAAAAGTTTGCTCCATACAGTATTATAATTTATCCTAGTAAAGAAGTCAAAAAAAGCCCTGCCATAAAAATGACAGGGCCTAAAAAGGTTGCCTCAGGAGCTGACTGAATATTGGCAACCCTAAACTTAATCCTCGTCTCCAGTGTCGTAGAATTTCATTTCCATGCTTTTACCGCGAGTGTCGTATCCATCTGTACCCTCGATGTCTTCGTCGCCGTAAGTGACGTTGGCAATCAATTCCCAACCTTCAACTTCGTAGACATAGATTTTTAATTTGGTTAGATCCAATGGCGCAGTTAAACCTAAATCGCCATCAAAGAACGTACCTTTCTCTACACTCTGACCAATAAAGCCCACAGTGTTTTCTCTGTCCGGCCTATCACTGCACATGAACTCTTCGGTGTATTCAACTTCAACACCGTGCTTTTCTAATTCTTCATAATCCAGTTTGCAACTCCAAACTTCATCACCATTTTCATCCGAAATAGTAATGTAATTGTATTCGCTAAACTCGCAACCTGATTCATGAGCAATGTCATCGCAATCATAATAACTGCCAGGTTCTACAAAACGATGCTCTTCGGGTAAGGGCTCGTTGCCATCTTCTTCCCAATCCCAACTGTTTACATATTCCTCTACATCAATTTCATTGTCACGAAAGTACTCGTAGGTTTCTCGGGGCACACTTCCAAGAACAATCTCGCCACCATAGCCTGTCAGGCTCACGCGATAGGTGCGTGGTGTGAACTTCAGAGTTTCTATAAGTTCTTGATGTTGTTCGTCTTTAGTTTTAGTTGACATAGTCGAATCTCAAGTTGTTTAGGGACACCAGTTGGTTGTTTAAGACTGAGGGGATATTAGATATGAGCCCCAAGTCTCCCGTTCTTGTATTTAAGCAGGCTTCATGCAGGTAGTACGAGCCATCACTGTCCAACGCTCGGGAAAACTGACACGCAGGTCCGCAATCTTCAGCGCCATACGCAACGACATTTCACGCAGACGATTCTTGTTCTCGTCCATGAACGACAGGATCTCCTCCTGCTCCACCACAGTGATATCCTCATAGTCACGGAACAGTTCGCCATCATTGGCAATCTGACGGATACGCAGGATCTTGTCACGCATGGTGTCCAGGGTCAAATCCAGATAGTGACAACGGCTCTGCAATGCGTCCAAATGGTCCCGCAATTTTTGACTACGCATGGTGTCAAACTTCAAGTTGGTAATAAAGATTACTGAACCCTTGAATTGGAAACTGTCAGGAATGCCTTCGCGGCGTAGCAGATTGCTGTCTGACAACCAGCTAATCTTACGACTCTTGCCCGAGTCCAGTGCACCTTTTAGCAGGTTAAGACTGACGTCATCCAACAAAATGCTGTCACAGTCGTCAAACACAACTACGCAATTCTCGTCCGAATACTTGTACAAAGTACTGTACAAACCAAGTGCGGTTGCGGAACCCTTAACCACTTCAGCACGGATCTTGCGTCCAGCCAATTGATCCAGCAGAGTAGCCTTCTCAATTTCTTGCTCAACACCAAAACTCTTACCAACACCCGGAGGGCCAGACACAATCATAGCACGAATACTACCACTGGTAGCAGCCTTAGTCATCTCCGTAAGGATTTCAAATCGCTCACGGATGCGACTAATTGCTTGCTCGTCCGTTTCTTGAACGGTGGGATCTTTTACTTCAGACTGCACAGGTGCATCTCCTACAAATTGATAACTCATTGGACCTTCGCAGGCAATACGAATAGTTTCAGGACAGCCTTCAAACTGACCTTGATTTTTCACTGTTACAAAACTTTTCTTAGCACCGCGCTCAAACTGTTTTACCAGTTCAAACTGCATGCCCGCACAGTTTTGGTTGCGGTAAGTACCTTCTACGATCTCGATGTAACTTGACATTTCAGCTCCTGTTTTGTTACTTTATGGAATAATTATAGCAAAATGACGAATTATCGTCAAGTACTACTTTAGTATTAGTTTTTCATGACATATTCGAACAAGATCCACTTGGCACGGTTCAAGGCTTGGCGTGCATCTTCTGCTCGCATATAGTCAACTTCGCCGTATTCGGTATTAATCATTTCCTGAGCATCGCTCATCAAACTTGCCGCCATCATAGCAGGACCCGAAAACTTAAAAGCAACACTGGACTCTACCGCTTCACGCATACCTGCTTCGGTAACACCATACATACGAACTTCACGCTTTTCTTTGTCAGTGAGTTGGTCATATACTTGGGTCATCGTCTGCTCCTGTTTTGCTAACCTATGCCATAATTATAGCGAAATTAGGAATTTCGAGCAAGTACTACCTTAGTACTACTGTTTTAGACGCCGAAAAGGTGTTGTTTTTCAGCAACACCTGGTGTAATATTAAGGTATTAATACTAAAGTATTAGTCTTCAGCTTGCTTGTCTGCTTCCAGATACTGTTTGATTACTCGCATGGCTTTACGGCTAGTATCATAGACGAATTCTTTGTCTTCGTCTTCAGTGTGGACTACAAGGATAAAACCGTTAGCGGCTTTGCGGATTTCGATACTTTCAAACATATTACACCTTCAATGGTTTGTTGAGTGTGTAATAATAGCATATTATAGTTTTTATGTCAAACTGCAGTTTAACCAAAATTTTTGAACACTCTGCGTAGTACACGACTAGCAGGTTCAAAGTTTGACTCCATTATTTCAATATTGGCTAGCCCGTAGGCAGTAACACCCATTTCTAAATAGTAAGTTTCTGTGGGCCAACGTCTGCGATTTAATGGATAACTGTGAATCAGTAAACACTCGTCTGCTATTGGTTGATAGTGTTCAGTGCCTCGATGTTGACAGGCTTCTAACATCTGTATTGCCACTGGATTAACACCGATGTCTATACGTTGGAAGTTTTTGGCAAACATTAATACAACATATTCTTCTACAGAATTGGGCAGTACTGTATTTGCCAGTTCTTCTCCTTCTATTACTAAGTCATATGCAACTTTAACAAAAGGATCTGTATAGTTCATACAGTATTTAATAAACTAACAGAGTTTATAGGTAGGATAAAGGCTTATGTAACGGTCCGTCCAATTTGCATATTAGAATTGGTTTGCCTTTAAATAGAAAAACTCTGTTAGTTTAAACTGACAATGGTAATCCCAACTGATTTTGAATGCTTTCCATTGCTGCCAACTTGGCTCGGGCATCTCTACTACCATGCCAATGAATGATTTTAACATCTCCAATTGCACAGCCATTCCAGGACTCTGCATAATCATAGTCTTGTGGTAGCATAAAACCTTGAAACGCCATAGTAGGATCTATAACTTGCTGTGGTGTAAGCCCTTGGCTCCATACCATGTCGTTATAGATAACCTGATCATCATTCCATTGAGTGATTTCCTTCGCCCTATCAAATCCAACGTTCCAACACTCTTCTGTCATTTCCGCAGGGTAATAACGAATATCTGCATTTAGATAGTGCGGGAACTGTAAATAACTTTTAGGATCAGTATAGTTCCACATCATGAAGTTTTTATACTTGCCAAAAACTTCGGTAGGTTGTACCATTTGTGTGTCTGGACCACAATACAAAATATTACAGGACTCTTCCTTCCATATTTCATATATTTCAAAGAACTGGTCTCTGAAGGTTTGTGGGACATCCTCTACTTCCGCGGATAAAAAGATATACTCCCAATCACCTTGCAGCAAATGATGGAAACTAGACTCACTGATAGCATGCATTTTTTCGTAAAAAGGATAAATGTCTCCTTCTCTGGCGCCGCGGTCACCTAGATCCGGACCCCAGTAAGTACTTTTAATGCGATTTAAAGATTTAATTAGATAATTTTTCATTGGGATACCGTTACTTTAGGAAAATATTTTACAAACTTGTCGTTTTTGTTTGTTCTTACATTTTGGATGCGTGATTTTATTTCAGTGAAGAAGTTCCACGCCAATGGCACAAAAAGAATTTTGTCTTTGTCTGTGTAATCGTTTAACTTATCAATGCTAACAATAGGTGTATTAGTTCCAGGCGTGTACTTGCCTTGTTTTAAAGCACTGTCATCCACAATAAAATCCAATCTAATGTTTGTGGCATTTAATAATGTCATGCCTTTGGCGGCAGCTCCATACCCCGCCAATACATAGTAATCCTCTCTGTGATCATTTATAACTGTGATTAAGTCATTGAGATTGTTTCTTACAGTTTTTTCCCAGTTTGTGTAAGTATTGGCGTTATATAATCCAGATTGTTTTTCTAAGGTTAGTATATTAGAAACATTGAAAGGACGTTGTTGTTTTTTGCTTAATACAAAAACATAACTTGTACCATGAATAGGAGTTTTTAAAACGTCTATTAGATTAAGGCCGGCACGATCAGCACATTTACGCATAGAGTCGGCATTAAAGAAGTTAACATGTTCGTGATAGATAGTGTCAAACTCATCATTTAAAATCATATTTGCCTGACTAGTTTGTATGAACAACAAAGTGTCATTGTGCATGATGTCTTTACAACTTTGCAAAAATTCCAAAGGATCGGGATTATGTGCAAAAACATTTTGTGCAGATATAATATCATACGAATGTTGTCTTAAAGCATCAATTGCACCAGGCCCAAAAAAATCACAGATAACAGTATGGTCCTGATTCCTTGTTGCATGGATGTTTTCTGCAGGATCTATTCCGTAGGTTTCTAATCCAATTTGCTTAAAGTAGTTTAATTGTGTTCCGTCATTGCAACCTATGTCGAGCACTGTGTTTGCTGTATTGTTGGTATACTCTTTACAGAAATTTGCAAACCATTCACTGTAAACTTTTAAAGTGTTACTAGTGCCAGCAACATAAAGATAGTTTTTGTATATGATTTCAGGACTTACTGTATGTGTGAGTTGTACATGATAACAGTTGTTACAAACGTTAACTGCCAACGGATAAGATTGATCTGAACCAATTTCATTTTTATAACTGTTTGCCAATGGTTGCTGGCCCAAATCTAATGCCAGATTAATATCTTCCGACCCGCAGGCAAGGCAACGTGTGTTTTCTTTTACTTCACTCATACTTGATAAATTGATTTCGATTACTAAACACTGTTTTGTCGATATTGTTACTTAGTTCTGTCACTATGGTGTCGATTGTTTCCTTAAATTCAAAGTTATAGGTATTTTTGAATTTGTTTGTATCCATTACAAAATCGTATGCTCCATTTACATCTGGATTTTCAATAATTTTAGTTCCTAAAATACTGCTAACACTATTACTGATTTGTTCTACGCTGGCGTATAAACTGGCTAAGTTAAAAATTCCAGGAACTGGTTTAGAGACAATTGTGTCTATGGCTCTGACAATATCCCCAATGCCTAGTATCGGGCGACTAATTGTTTTATTGTTGATTGCAATAGAACCTTCCATCAGACTACGTTTGGTCATAGAGTTGATCATGAGTTCTTCTCTGATATTAGGACTCCATCCGTTTACAGTACCAAATCGAAAGCCTACTATCTGATAGCCGTCTTTGATAAATTTTTCTGCATGAACATCCAGACTATATTTGGTTAAGTCGTAGTAGTTAATAGGCTGAAATTCTAATGGGACATCTTCAGTTGTTACAGTACTTTTAGCACCATAGATACTTCCGCTACTAGCATAAATCAATAACTGCGATTTGTCTAACTTGTTTACTAAATTCACAAAGTTGTTTACATTATTTGCCCAACTACTGTTTATAGTGCCATCGCACATTTTAACAGAACTGTGCCCGGCCAGTAATACAACAACGTCAAATTTGGCTAGATAATCCTTTTCTAGTGTTTTATAATCAGCCTGCATGCTGTAGTTTAAATCACTACCAAACCAGCAAAGATCCACACTGGACATTTCATATTTGGATTGTAAATCGTGGATCAGTCTGGATCCAATGTATCCATTTCCTCCAATTACAAGGATACTTTTTGCCATGTTTTAAACCTTGTATTCGTAGTTAACTGTATCATGATTGATCTTGTACACACTAGCGCCATTTTTTAAATGAAAACGACGAGCCATTTCTGTTAGTGGACTCAGTGTCATATATTTGTCTACATAACTAAATTTTGATTTAGCAAACTTTAGACCTTCGACAATTAATTGCTGGCCGGCGCCAGGCTTGTAACTCCAAATTGTGTAAAATACTATTGTGTTAGGATTAGCACAGTTGTTTGTCAACAAATCTTGTTCACTGGTAGGAATACCATTACATAACTTACAGCATACAATTGCAGTAACGAGGTTTTCTTCCACTAACGCAAATACGTGACGATTTTGGCCGAAGCGTTCTGTCATAGGTATATGTGCCCTAACAGGGTCTTCCGCCAACAAATAACTATAAGGATCTTTTTCGTCTTTAATTTCGTAAATCATAGAATACAGTTGATTGAATATTTATTTTACTGTATTCCACAAGGCTGTGTCAATAGTTTCCAGTTGTTGAAATCTTGTCGGTTGTGTGGGATGCAATAAGTTATAAGGATTTGCTCGTTTAAATGCACTGCCTTGTATTCTATCTAAAATACGATTTACTTTGGCTAAGTCTGTGTCAGGCACTGCCAAAGATTCTAAGATTTCCTGCCTGTTAGTTGAAGTAATAGTAGTTTGGCCGATGCGATGCAGTACAATGTCAAACTCCAAATAACTAAACCCAAATTGATCTTCATCACTGTTACTAATGCCTAATCCATCTGTGGGCACGGCAAATACTGTTTCTTGAGGTACAGCCATAATTTCTGCTAGTTTAGGTACTTCCCAACTTTTATTGAGACTTTGAATGGGACTGACATCACCTACGTCACCGTGCAATGTCCAAAATCCTGCAGCCAGTTCGCTGTAGTTGTCTGTGCTTGCTACCAATCCTCGGTGTTTACTGGCTTGGTTATACAAGGTCATCATGCGTAGTCTTACACGTAAGTTACCTTTGCGTAATGGCTCAGTACCTTTACCTACTAGCGTTTCGTCGTGTTGCATAAACCATGCTATCATACCATCATAAGTAGCAGTCAAATCAATTTCCGTGTGTTCTATACCTAATGCTTCACAGGCACGCTGACCACGTAGAGTTTCTTCAGGTTTCTGATGAATTGGTAGTGTATAACCGTGTACTTGCCAACCAGCCTGTTTAAACAATGCCGCAGTAAGAGCACTGTCTACTCCACCACTCATACCAATAACAACATCATTGACATTGTATTTTGCTTTGTATGCTTTCAGATCGTCTATTAGAATTTTACTGATCTCACGAAGTTTATCTTCATAGGGGTAAACATCAAAATCAATTAGTTCTCTCAGTGCATTATCGAACCAATCCGTGAGTGGTCCTATTTTATCTTGCCTACTGTATTTTAAAATTTCTTCTTTGAAACTCATTTGGGTCTTCCATAAACGTCATTGGTCTGTTGTGTCACTCTTACAAAAGTGGTACACTTGCTGAGGTTTTTTAAATTAACAGCACCAACGTAAGTGCAGGTACTACGCAGTCCACCTAGAATATCTAGCACTGTTTGTTCAACATCGCCTTTGTAGAGCATGGTTACTGTTTTGCCTTCACTGCTACGATAGTTAGCAACACCGCCATTGTGTTTGTTCATGGCAGTGTCCGAACTCATACCATAAAAAGTAACTCTACCATCTACTACTTCACCGCCGCCTTCTGTGTGTCCTGCTAACATACCCCCAAGCATGACAAAATCTGCGCCTGCGCCAAATGCCTTAGCCACATCGCCTGGGCTAGTGCAACCGCCATCAGCAATAATATGGGCATTGAGCCCATGAGCCGCATCACTGCACTCAATAATCGCACTAAGTTGCGGGTAGCCAACCC